GAGGTACGCCAGGCGTATCTCCGGGAGGTAGCCGCTACTGGGCTTCTCTGCCGATCGGCCTTTAGGCTGGACTTCTGGACTGGGCCCTTCAAGGATCTTAGGAAAAAGGATCCTGAGTTCGATACCCAGGTTAAGGAAGCCCTCGCCCTCTACGGGGAGCTGCTCGAGGCCGAGGCTCATCGGAGGGGGGTGGACGGATGGGAGGAGCCGGTCTTTTTCCACGGCGCCGAGTGTGGTAGGATCAAGAAGCACGACGGGCGCCTCCTCGAGCTGAAGCTCAAACGGTTCGTGCCCGAGTACCGGGAGCGGGTGAGTGTGGACGCAGCCCTTACCGGCGGGGTGCTGATCGTCAACCGACCGGCCGCGAGCGCTGAGGAATGGGTGCAGAGGGCAGCGGAGAAATCTTGATTCTAAGGAGGGAAGGAACATGCCTATAGCAGCTACCGACCTGATCGCTTACGAGGCGCTCAATAGGCCAGATGACGATGTGACCCTGACGGGTGGTGGGATCGATATTGATCACCGCACGGTTTTCACCCAGATGACTGCTAACTCGAATCTTGAGGTTGTAAGCTCTAACGCAGGCGACACGACCCAGAGTTTCACTGTCAAGGGCCGGAATGCGGCTGGCGTGATCGTGACTGGCACAGGGACCCTTAACGGGACGACTGCGGTCGCGGTTCCGAATGGTCCCTACGAGAGGATACTCAGATTCTTTATCGGTGCCGATGCGACTGGGACCGTGACGCTCCGGAACACGGCGGCCGGTACGACCTGGGGGACGGTCCCGCCGGCGGAACGTGGCTTTCACAGCGCATTTTATGATTCGGCCAGCGAGGCCGCGATCGCGATCCGCTTCCACAAGGTCCATTGGAGAAATTCGCACGCAACTCTTACGGGAACCAACGCGAAGGTGAGACTCTCTGCTGATCCAGACGCTCGGATCCGTCAAGCCATAGAGACGGCAAAAGGTGATACGACCACGATCGCGAACCGGAAGACTACCCCCGCGGGTGTTACGTTCGTGGATGACAACGTGGACCAGACCGTGCCGACTGGAAATCTCGCGGCAGGAGAGAATATCGGCGTCTGGTATGAGCAGAATCTTCCGGCGAGCGATACAGTTCATCGAACGACTTACACGAGCCAGCTAACCGTCACTACCGTCTGATGAATCGGATAATCTATAATTGCAGGGGACGTCGGCAGCTTACCAATGACGATTCGCAGGTACTTTATACCAACGAACGCCTTGGCTGTGGGGAGGACGTGACACCGGTGATTGAGGCCGTGATGGCTGATGGCCAGGATCATGAGATCCAGTGTCCGAAGTGTAGTATGCGGATCAGTGTCAAGAAGATACCTATAGGAGGATGATGTGGCCGGACCAGTAGCGACGTTCGTTCAGCTCCCGACCGATGCAGGAAATACCGGGAAAAAGGTCCGCACCCAGAGTCTTGTAGTTGGGCCGGACACGGTCCACCACCACTTCTTCGTACCGACGAGCGTAAGGAAGGTCGTCGGGATGTACTACTTCAACAGCGGTATTCTGACCGGCCACACGACCGCCCACAACGGTACCGGGACGGCGTACTTTTGGCTCGAGATGCCGACTGGGCAATCCATCCGCGCTCGCCTACGTAGGATGAGAGTCATCTTGAATAATGGGGCGTCTATAGGGGCTGATGTGACGACCATCTCCAGGTACGCATTGGCTCGTTTCACCTTCACCGGGGCGGCGTCCGGAGCCACGATAACGCCCGCCAAAAGGCACCTGACGAGCGATGCCGCGAACGTGGCGAATATACGTACGGCCAGTACCGGCATGACGATCACCTTGGGGGCCATCGCGTGGAGTACGATCAACCCCGCCATTGAGTTCACTACGTCTGGGATCTTTGGGATTGCCACTGAGTACGTATGGGATCCGGTCGTCGAGGACGAGTACCTGGATATTGGTTCCGGCGAGGGCCTGCTCTTTTATGGCCCTGACGCGGGCGTCGCCCAGTGGCGGCTCAGCTTCAACGGCGTCTGGGACGAGTATGATAATGCATAGAGAGGAGGAGACATGTGGTACGTGCAGATCACTGGCCGTCTCTCGAGTCTCGGGACGGTGCTCGCCGATCCGCTTGCGCCTAGATACGTATCCCGGCCCGACCTGTCGAAATATGACTTTCGTCCTCCTACCTCCACCGCGCGACAGAGTCAAGGAGGTCATAGATGCCCTGATGTCGAGCATGAATGGTGCCGACATGATAAAGTCACAGGTGGTGGATAAATTCGGGGCATGGCGGAACGGGCCGTGACATGGGTGACTGGCCGGCTACTCTTGGACATGGGAAGATTGTGCAATATGGGATAAGTCCCTCTAATTCTTTAGGTACCTCGACGACCAGCGGCACGGCGAACGCCAAGAGTCCGTGGACGCAGCTCACGCCGTTGTCGAGTATCAGCGCCCACGGGTTCTTCCTCCAAATACTCTCCCAGGGTTTAAACGACAACTTAGTCGATGTTGGGATCGGCGAGAGCGGCGCGGTTAAGGTCATCGTCTCTAATGTCCTTTATACTTGTGGCAGCATCGCCGACCAGCTCTTCTTCTATGCCCCTGTCTCTATAGCGGCTAATAGTAAGGTATGGGCGCGCCACCAGAGTACCGGGAGCTCGGGGGATACCATCTACGTGAGCGCGCTCCTGTGCGCCCATGGGTTTCTTGGGCTGCGTCCGGTGTCTAAGTTCGTGACCTTTGGTGCCATGACGAGCGACAGCGGAGGAACTGAGGTGGACCCGGGTGGGACCGCGAACACGAAGGGAGCCTGGACCGAAATCGTCGCCTCTATTGCGATTAAGGTCCGCATGCTCTATGTCGCTATCGGGAACCGCGATCTCGCCACCAGGGCCACAATGAGCTTGTTCATTGATATTGGGATCGGGGCCTCGGGAGCCGAGAAGGTGCTCATGTCAAACCTCTATTGTTTGTCCGAGGACGGAGGTGACACGTGGACGCCACAGATGTTCGGCCCATTCTTCACGCAGGTCCCATCTGGAACCAGGCTGTCTGCCAGGGCCCAGTGCAGCTCCGCCACCATCAACGAGCGGCTATTCGATGTGGTCTTGTACGGAGCTCCGTAGGTCATGGGCGATTGGCCTATCGCGATTGGTACGAGCGAGCTGCTGGATCAGGGTTTAAATACTGCGAGTACCACCCTGACCTCTGTGACCAGCAGTGCCACGCCGAACGCCATGGGCTCCTGGACCCAGATCGTCGCGTCCTCGCCGATCGACGCCCAGATGGTCCACGTCATGCTGTCGGTCGACGACTCTACCCGGGATAGTCTCATGGATCTCGGGATCGGGGCGGTCGGGGCCGAGAAGATCGTTTTTCCCAAGATGCTCCTCACTAATTCCAATAACGATCGTATGGCGTGGTCTTTCCTGATGCCTGTCCCTGTTAAGGCCGGGATCCGGATAGTCGCCAGGGTACAGACCTCGTCCATATCTCTAGTAAGGAGGATCGGCCTCCACTTAATGGGTAGGAGCTTTCTTGGGTTCAGCGCCATGGGTCGCGTCCTCGCATGGGGAGCTGACATATTGACGAGCAGCGGGACCCTGGTCGATCCCGGTACCGTCGCGAATACCTTCGGCGCCTGGTCCGAGCTAGTCTCTTCTACGATTAACAAAGTGAGGGCGCTTTACGTCATGGTCGGGAATAATAATCTCTCGGTTCGCGGGACGTGCGCGGCGCACCTTCAGATAGGAATAGGGGCGGCAGGATCGGAAAAGGTGCTGATCCCGCAGATGCAGCTTAGGAGTCAGACTGCGACTGATCTCTGGACCCCGCGCGTCTTCGGACCGTTTTTCGCACAGGTCCCTGCGGGCGTCCGGATCTCGGCCAAGGCCCAGTGCAGTATCACGACCGCCACTGAGCGTCTGATACCTGTGGTAGTATACGGAGTGGATTGAAGCTATGCCAAGCCTAGAAGCGAGCGGAACCCAGGCGGCCACGGTAGGCGTCGAGCATCTCCTAGCTACGGTGACGAGTAACAAGACCCTCGTCTTCATGGTCGACGCTAATGCAATGACGAACGGTAACTCGACGGACGCCGCAGATGAACTGGAGCTTAAGATCGAGACTTCGGTCTTATCTGCCGGAGCGTCGAGAGTCGCGTACCTTGCATCGTTCTTCGGGGCCCAAGCGGAACCGATCCTGATATCGGTCCCAGTACCCTCCGACATACAGTCGATCTTCAGGCTGAAGCAGACGGCCGGCGTGGATAGATCCTTCCCGTGGAAAGTACTGGGATTGTGACGTGTCCGTCGCCCTCAGACACACAGCGGAGTACATTCCGCTCTTTAAGTGGCTTCTCCATGATTCCGTTCCGCCGTTCGCTGGATTCGAGTCGTCCCCGGCAGAGAACGGATGGGCGATGCATGATTCCGTCCCTCCGTTCCAGAGTTTTGAGCCGGCCCCCGCGGCCGACACCTGGATACTTCACGATTCGATCCCACCGTTCCGGGATTTTATTCCGGAGATCCCCGTCACTCGCTTTCTCGTCCACCCGTGGGAGGCCCTACGAGGTATTCTGCGCGACAGGACTCAACCCTGGGAGTCTTTTGGCACACAGAGTCAGGTCGCTGAACAGTTCTGGGAGGCGATGGCGAGAATCCAGAAGACCGATCAGCAGTTCTGGGAATCGCTCCTCGGTGTGCGCCCGACCGCGGCTCAGCCTTGGGAGGCGCTTTCCGGAATCCGCCCGACCGCGGCTCAGCCTTGGGAGGCGCTTTCCGGAATCCGCCCGACCGCGGCTCAGCCTTGGGAGGCGCTTTCCGGAATCCGCCCGACCGCGGCTCAGCCTTGGGAGGCGATGGCGAGAATCCAGAAGACCGATCAGCAGTTCTGGGAATCGCTCCTCGGCCTTCGACCAGTTGCGGTTCAGCCCTGGGAGGCCTTGTCGTCTATTGCGAGTGGAGTGTCTCAGCCATGGGAAGCTATGGCTCTCATCTCGAGAGCGGCCGTGCAGCCCTGGGAGGCTATGGCACTCATCGCACGCATCGCGATGCAGCCGTGGGAGAGCCTACTAGGCCTCGCGCGGACGGCGGCGCAGCCGTGGGAATCGCTTCAGGGTATACGGCCAATTGTCTCACAGCCCTGGGAGGCGATGGCCATCATCACTCCTCTCGCAGCCCAGCCATGGGCCTCCGGGAGGACTCAACAGGCATCGGCCGGTCAGCCATGGGAGAGCCTGGTCCAGCTCGCTCGAATGGCCGCACAACCCTGGGAATCGCTAGCGACCGCGCTCCGGATCGCTGGACAGCCCTGGGAAGCACTCCTCGGTCTTCGCCCTCTCGCCCAGCAGCCGTGGGAGGCTGGCGGTACACAGCAGAACGCGGCGATTCAGTCCTGGGAGGCGATGGCCCTACGTCAGGTCTCCGCCGGGCAGACGTGGGAGTCCATCCGGAGCGTGCTCCGAACCGCGGGCCAGTCATGGGAGAGCCTTGTTGCCCTGACCCGGACCCAGAATCAGTTCTGGGAATCTCTGATAGGTCTATCGGCGTTTGCCCAGCAGCCATGGGCATCCACCGGGGTGATTGTGGTCACGGCTGCTCAGCCGTGGGAATCGAGGGTTCTTCTGGTCGTCTCAACGGCCCAGCCCTGGGAGGCTCTGGTTGGCATATCTCGTCAGGCCGCCCAGCCCTGGGAGGCGAGGAGCATGAGGACCGCTTTCGCCATTCAGCCTTGGGAGGGTATAATCAAGCTTGTATTTGATGGTACCGTGGTCAATATTTGGTTCGTTCCTATTGGTGGAGCGGGCTGGCAGATACCTTCAGGTGGTAACATCTGGACCGTACAGGATGACGAGGATCTCTGGACTGTACCGAAGGGGGAGGAGTAGCCAATGGCGGGCGTGAAGACGGCCCCGGAGGTACTACTAAAGACGGTCGACGAAGTGGTGCTCGCGGACTTCGACTTCGCGGCCAACATGGCCTCGACCGAGACGATATCGACATTTGTTTCTCTGACGATTACCCCATCGGGCGCCGGCCACTTGGTAAAGGACGCGCACGTGATCAGCGGGCAGAAGGTACAGCTCAGGCTCTCCGCCGGGATCCTAAACACAAGCTACTCTCTCGACCTGAAGGTGACTACTTCTTTACTGCAAACACTTGAGGGATGCGGATTTATGAAGGTGAAGGCATGTTGATAGATCCTCTGACAGGGGACGATGAAGACGACGATGATGATCTTGATCCTTTCGTCGCTGCTCGGCGGCTGCGCTAGGTTCTCCCGGGTGGAGGCGCTCAAACTCCCCGGAGAGGAGTGGAGGATCTATTCGGTCGCAGGCGTGCGACTCGGGGAGACCTCACATCTGGACCTGGGGGTCGGGCATCGGCTCGACCTTGGGTCCCTCGAGGACACTCCGATCGCGCAGGCTGCGTTCCGGATCGCCGGAGAAGGCGGCGGATCGATCTCGGGCCGGGTGGATTACGCCCCGGAAATTGGCGAGGTGACCGGATCGATCGGAGTGGAGGTGGAATGGTGAGCGACATTACGCTGCCTGAGGCCACAATGGAGGATATCCTGGATGAGATTGGGCGCCGTGCCCGGGCCGTGGTCGTGACTATGCTCGTGACCCCTCGAACACACCGGCGCGGCAGCGAGGGAATCAAGATATACTTCCGAGGGGATACCGTCGCGTGCATCGGGCTGACCAACGCCACCACCGTCAGGCTGATGTCGCAGGTGCGACCATGCGACCCGGAGGAGCTATGAGAGAGAGTAAAATCAAGGAGTTCCGGCGCCTCCTGCGGGCCGTCGGTCTAAGCACCCTCTCACACCGCGTCTGGAAGCGTCTGCTCCGGCTCTATCGGGAGACGCCAGCGGGTGAGAAGGCCGAGTTCGTTATTCTTTTGCCACAGATGGTCTCGAGGGCCAGCGATCAAGCTTTAACCGCCGCGTGGGGCCGCATGAACGACGAGCAGCGGGCCAAGGCCCCGGCGGCCGTACGCGGGAGGTTTGAGTCATGAGCGGCTGCGACTGCGGGGCGGAGATGGTGAAGGATTCGACCCACGCCGACTGGTGTTCGCGCTTGGAATGGCAGGATACCGACGCTGGGCCGCGTCCAATCTATGAAGGGAAAAATGTCGTCTGGGCACCGCAACCCAGAGGACAGCAGCTCTTCCTCGAGTGCCCGATCTTCGAGGCCCTTGCCGAAGGGAACAGGGGCGGGGGCAAGACCGAGGCTCTCCTCATGGACTTTTGCCAGCACGTGGGCGCGGGATACGGGAGCGAGCACCGCGGGATCGTGATCCGCAGAACCTATGTCCAACTGGCCGACTTCGTGATCAAGACCAAGAAATGGATACCGGCAATCTGGCCTTACGCGTGCTTCAACGAGGCGAAGATGCAGTGGGCGTGGCCGACCGGCGAGACCCTGCGCCTGGCATACTTAGATCGAGAGGAGGACTTCCAGGGCTATCTTGGAGCGGCGTTCACATGGATTGGCTTCGAGGAGCTCACGACGTGGCCCGACGACAAGTGCTACCGGCTCATGATGTCTTGCATCCGATCAGCGGTGCGGGGGATACCGCTGAAGATTCGGGCCACCACTAATCCCTACGGCCCCGGCCACAACTGGGTCAAGACGCGGTTCGCCTTACCGATAGCTTTTGGCCAACGCATCGGGAGGATCGTTCGGGAGGAGGGCGAGCAGGCACGGGTCGCAATTCATTGCCCGAGGGAGGAGAATCGGATCCTCACCACGGCGGATCCCTCATACGATTCCCGGATCCGGGAGGCGGCGTCGAATCCGGCTCAGAGGAAAGCATGGGAGGAGGGATCCTGGGATGTTGTAGCTGGCGGGATGTTCGATGGCGATTGGCATCCGGAATATCATATGATCCCGGACGTGACGGCTAAGCAGATACCAGCGGAATGGCTGGTCAGCTTGTCGTATGATCATGGGATGACAAAACCCTGGTCGCTCGGTGTGTGGGCTGAGTCCAACGGGGAGCCGATCGAGGCGGAGGGCCGAAAGATTGGAACCGTCAAGGGGGATCTGATCCGAATCTACGAGCTCTATGGATGGACCGGCGTTCCCAATGAGGGTTTACGGATGCTGACGGTTGAGATCGCTGCCAGGATCAGGGATAAGCTGAAGGAATGGGACCTTTGGCGTCGGATCAGGTGGCCGGGGATAGCCGACTCTTCGATCTTCGATAATATCTACGAGCCCGGCAAATCGGTGGCCGGAGACCACGCCAGGATGGGTGTGCAGTGGGCACCGGCCGATAAGGGACCTGGATCGCGGATCCAGGGCTGGCAGCAGATGCGGAACATGCTGTGTGGCGCTCTGCCGGGCCCCCAGGGGATCCGCGAACGTCGCGGCCTGTTCGCTTGTCGCAGATGTGAGCAGTACAGGCGCACTTTGCCCGTACTTCCGAGGGACCCGAAGACCCCGGATGACGTGGACACGAATTCCGAGGACCACGTCGCAGATGAGGTCCGGTATAGGATCCGCGAGAAGGATCGCAGAATAGCTTTCAGGGACTTCTAAGAAAGGGACTTCTAAGATGTTGACTCCTGATTCCCCGTCGGCTGCTTGGCATTCCATGATCCGAACATGGGATAAGATAGATGCTGTATTGTCCGGCACAGAGGCGATCCGCCTGAAGGGGGAGACGTATCTACCTCGCTACGAGAGCGAGAAAGAAACTAATTATCGGAATAGGCTGATTCGGGCCGTCCTGACGAACGTATCCTCCCAGACCCTGGAGTCCTGGGTTGGACGCCCGTTTTCGGATCCGATTGTCATGACGGACATCCCCGAGGTGCTCTCGGGTGTGCTCGAGGATGTGGACCTCCAGGGGAATGCCGTCGGCGTCTTCGCCAGGAAGTGGTTCCGGGAGGGGCTCGGCAAAGCCTTGGCCCACGTCTTAGTGGACTTCCCGGCGATCTCCATAGAGGGGGAACGGCAGAGGACTTTGGCCGACGACTTACGAGAGGGGCGCAGGCCCTTTTGGTCGTTTATCAAGCCCGAGAATCTGATCTTCGCGGCGTCCATAGTGCGGAATGGCAAAGAGATCCTCACACACGTCCGCATCCGGGAAGGCGAGAGCGCCCGCGATGAATGGGGAGAGAAATATCTGCGACGTGTCAGGACGTTCGACCATGATCCAGATACCGGCATCACGGAATTCTCCGTCTATGAGCCGGGCGAGAAGCAGGAAGAATGGAGACGGATCGTTGGCCCATCCAGGATCGACCTGGATCGGATACCGCTTGTGACCTTCTACGCCGATCGAGTCGGGCTCATGACGGGTAAGCCTCCGATCGAGGATCTCGTGGATCTGAACGTATCCCACTGGCAGCACTCATCGGATCAGGATAATATCCTGATAGTCGCTCGGTTCCCCCTCTTGTGTGCCAGCGGCGTCTCACAGGAGCAGGTTGACCACGTGGTTCTTTCGCCGAGGAAGATCCTGTCCACGCCAACGGAGGGCGGGCGGTGGTACTTCACGGAGCACTCCGGGGCCGCGATCGCTGCTGGTCGAGAGCACATCCGAGACCTGGAGGAGAGGATGTCTCACTACGGGGCGGAGTTCCTTCGTCGCCGGCCCGGGACGGAAACGGCCACCGCCCGGGCGTTGGATTCGGCGGAGGCTACGTCGCCGCTCCAGGACGCAGCCGTCAGGTTCAATGATGTCCTGGCCCAGGCCCTGTGGCTCACGGCTAGGTGGATGGGGATCGAGGAGCCGGGGAAGATCGAAATCACGACGGACATGGGACCCGAGACGACCCAGGCATCCGATCTCCAGACCTTGACCACAGCCCGACAGATGCGGGAGATCAGCCGAGAAACCTATCTGGAGGAACTTAAGCGCCGGGGCCTCTTGGCAGACGACTTCGACCCTGAGGAGGATCGGGCAAAGGTGGAGGCCGAGATGATGACCGGTCGAGCGGAGACAATGATCGATGGACAGGCGGAAGTGTAGAAGGTGCGGAACACGCGTCCCGGAGGGCAGGGACATATGCCCCAATACTGCTTGCATGAGCTTTCTTCCGAGCGACGTGGTGCGAGACATGGCGTGCCCGCTCTGCGGCGGGGAAGTTTTATATATCGGCGTGACTCCGCCGGCGCTAGAGTGTAATTCGTCGTGGTGCACGAATTTTAGGATGGTACTGAGATGAACCTACCGCCGCTGATCCAGGAACCCCTCGTGAGCGTGGATTGCACGCCGGACCATGAGTATCCGATCCGGATCCTGCGCGCGCATCGGGCAAACTGCAATTGCCGATGGAAGACGAGCGGCCTGTCGGCGGAGCAGACGAGGTTCTATGAACTGATGAATCACGTCTGCGAGCTCAGGGCGCAGATCCTGGATGACGCGATCAGGAAATTAGAATTGGCGCCCGCCGGCCCGCTCATCTGATGATGCTGAGGCCTGAGATAAGGTAGCGGAGAATACCGGCGGCGCCTTTTATTTATAGAAAGGGAGAACAATGAATCTGAGCGATGAGAGACTCGATGAGATTCTTTTGAAATTGATCCGAGGAGAGCACCCGGATCATAAGGACCTGGAACGAATCATCCTTGAGTTGAAATGTCAGCGATCGAGGACATGGATGTGGTTGTTGCAGCCTCAGCCTTTGCAGCCTTACTATATTTACCCGAACCCGAACCAGCCACCATCGGTATTACCCATCTACTGCGAGACTGGCGGCCTTGGCGACTGCTAACGAGAAGCTCCTCCGGGTCTCCCTCCGTCACCAGGTAGATGTCCGCAGGTTCGCGGCCGGTGAGGTACGGGCGATCTTGCGCCTCCTTGAGGGGGCGGATCGGGAGTTGGTCGAAAAGCTTCGGGTGCGCCTCGCCCGCCTCGGGGCAGTGACTGACTTCACCAGCCGGCGATATCGGGCCGTGCTTGAGGAGATCAGGGAACTGCGCCGTACGGTCGTGGACGCGGTGCGGCGCCGGACTGCGGGGAAGCTCGAGGCGCTCGCGGCCCAAGAAATCCGGGCCGAGGGCAGGGCCATCAAGGCATCCATCCCGATCCGCGTCGAGTTGGCCCGCCTCCCGATTCAATCGGCCGCGGCCATCGCTACCGAGCGCCCGTTCCAAGGGAAGCTCCTCGGGGAATGGTTCTCCGAACTCCGGGCAACTGACCAGCGGAACCTCGTCCAAGAGATCCAGCTCGGGTTGGCACAGGGGGAAGGGGTACAGCAGATCGTTCGCCGGGTGGCTGGGACCCGCGCCAATGGGTTCCAGGACGGAGTCCTGGCGATCACCAGGAGGAATGCGGAGGCGGTGGTGCGGACCGCGGTGAACCACGTCTCAAATGCGGCCCGAGAAGCGGTCTGGGAGGGCAACGAGGATATCGTATCGGCCCTCCGGTGGACGGCCACCCTTGATGGCCGGACATCTGCGATCTGTCGGTCCCGAGACGGGGCGCTCGTGATGCTGGACGATCGGCCACTGCCGGAGGGAGAGCGAGCACTGGAGCCAAATGGGGCGCGGCCTCCTGCCCACGTAAATTGTTTACTTGGCGATAGTTATGTATTGCCCTGTGGCGGGATCACGGCCGCTATGAAACGGTTTTATGCAGGAGAGATTGTGGTCATCCGCACGGCGTCGAAACACGAACTGACCTGCACCCCAAATCACCCGATACTCACAGATCGAGGATGGGTCGCAGCGAAGCTCCTGGATCGCAGCGACCGCGTAATCTGCTACCTTGGGAGTAAGGATCCATTTAGCGGTGTCGAACACGAACACCAGGATGGACCATCTCGAATCGAGAATGTAGCGCGTCCGCTTCTCGAAGGTCCGGGTATGAATTTGGTCTCGACTTCTGGATGCGACTTCCACGGCGATGCGATCGATGGCGAAGTCTGTATTATAGGGACCAAAAGCCTTCTGAAACGTGTCGAAGCAGAGCCCGCGCTCCAGCATCATATCGTTAAACAATCTCTCGAGAGTAGAGGATCGAGAGTCCATCTTTCCCTCCCTGGTTCTGGCACTAAGGCATTTCTCCTGGAGAGACCTCGTTCGTCCTCTAGACGCAATATGGGCGGCCGAAATCTGGGCCGCCCTATCCTCCGGTGTTCTTCTATCCCAGATTCCCTGATTAGCCTCACAGCCTCGTCTTCTCTTCTCGGGATCTCTCCATGCCAGGCGACGAGCCTCTCCGGCACTTCGTCTCGATATTCCTCGTTCCTTGAGAATTCGATAGAGGACGATGTCCGAGAATTCGCGATTTCGGCAGATGTCATGGACTCCCTCTCCGGACACGTATCGTGTGACGAGATCGTCGATATCGAACGGCGTGATTTTTCGGGCCACGTGTTTAACCTCCAAACCGGTTCCGGAATTTATTTTGCCACATTCGGTAACATAATAACACATAACTGCCGATCCGTCATGGTCTCCGTGATCGATGGTGAGGCCCTGGTGGGTAACCGGCCCTTCGTCAGCGATGCCCGCCGGCCAGACGAGCGTCTGGCTGACTTCCGGGCCGAGGCTAGGCGCACCGGACGCCCGATCGGGGAGATCCGCGAGGAATGGGCCGATGAGAACATTGGGAGCGTGCCGGCCAAGATCACTTACGGGGAGTGGCTCGGGGACCAGTCAGCAGCGTTCCAAGACGAGGTCCTGGGTCCAACCCGCGGAGCACTATTCCGTCGCGGCGGGCTGGAGATCCATGAGTTTACTGATCGGAGGGGAAATGAACTGACCCTCGAGGAGCTGGAGGCCCGGCACGGCGATGCCTTTGAAGAAGCGAACTTAGGGGATTGACTTGTATTCAAACTGCTCTTATGATGGGATGCTTGTGACGTACAGATTAACCAAATTCGAGAAGTTCATGCTGATAACGGCCCTCGTGGTCGTCTCGTTCTGGGTCTACATGTCCTTCCGCGACCATGGTCTCGGAGTTCTCAACCGACAATACGAGATCCACACACAGGAGCGGGAGAATCTGCTCGAAGAGCTGAGTGAAGGAATCAAAGGTGGCTAAGCACGGCTCAGCATACAAGGCGTACGTGGTCAAGGGGAAGAAGCGCCCCAAGAAGCCGATCCCGATCACGAAGACCAAGAAGTAAGGACATGCCACTATGTGTGAGTAAGCGGGGTGAGAAGTTTCGAGTCATAGAGTGCCGTACGGGCGACATCGCGAAGAACGACGCTGGTACGGCCATTGATGGCGGTGGATTTCGGAATAAGGCAGACGCCACCAGACAGATGAACGCGGTGAACCTCAGGAAGATGGGTCGGAGGGATGTTCCTCCGGCGCCGAGAAAGTAGAGGAAAAATGATCAAGGAATTTTTGAAATTCTTCTCTCGCATGTGTCGGCGAGAGAGCCCGTTGTCTCGGCTGATCCAGGTCGAGTGGCAGATTGACAGACTTCGAGAGGAGCGGATCAGACTCCGCAGGACTCTGAATCCTACCCTGGAGATGACCGCGACGGAGAAGATTACGCTCGGCTTGACGCCGGGCAGCCCCTACTACTCGAAGAACATTAAGAGGGCGAGGATCTTTCGTCGAGACGAGCTGCCCAACGCTCTCAGGTGGCTCCCGGACATGAATCGAATGTACGCGGAGCCGACGCATCTCAAGTGGCCGGTCTAAGAAGACGAGGAGGATGTAGTGGATTTCGACTTCTCTCAGAACTTGATGGTCAAGGACATCACGCTGGTACCGGAGGACTTTCGCGCCCTTTACGCGGAGGACAAGGTTGCCGGTGATCACAAGATCAAGAGCGATGATCCGACCGTAAAGGGCGCAGTGGCGGCCCTCGTCGGCATGTCGAAGGCACTCAAAGCGCGCCGGATTGAGAAGCCGATCGACCTCACACCTCTTGGCGAGTACGGTCGTAACCCTGAGGAGGTTGTCACCTGGATCAAAACGAAGGTCGACGACTACGAGACCCGGCTGGCGAGCAAAGCGAAAATCGATCTCGAGAAGCTCAAGACCGAGCTTAACGCGCCGCTCCTCAAGGAGAACCACGTCCTGAAAGAGATCAATGGATCCGTCACCGGGCAGCTCAAGGCCGTCCTCGTGGACACCGCCATCAGGTCGGCGCTGGGTGACAAGGCCATCGATCAAGATTTAGTCATGCCGCATGTCAAGGACAAGCTCCAAGTGAGCCAGGAGGATGGCAAGTTCCAGGTTTTCGTGGTGGATATTGACGGCAGGCAGCGGGTCTCGGGAACGACTGCCCAGCCCCTGACGATCGATGAGCTGGTCAAGGAGATGCGGGCCTCGCCAAAGTACGCTCCGCTCTTTAAGAGCGATGCCCCAAGGGGATCGGGATCCTCTCCGGGCGCTTCCTCGACCAGGTCTCTCGGGTCGGAGGTGAAGTTGTCTTCCCTCGAGAAGATTAGTCTGGGACTTGAGCGCGGCGAGCACCGTCGGAACAGGAGCTAGTGGATGGACTACTCCGAGACCTCTCCGGGCGTTAATGACTCCTCGATCAGTAAGCAGACCGTGGTCATTCGCGGAAAAGACGGATCGTTTCTAATCAAGGATGCAGCCTCTGGCCCCCTGATCATGGGTCTTCAGAAGAAGAGACGGAGGGCAAGCAATATCCAGCTCCCTCCTCCTGGCGTGCCGATCCGGCTCGAAGCGATGCCCCCTAGCGCTCGGTAGAAATTTTTCTCTTGACTTATTCCCTGGTCTGATATTATCCTCGCATCTTAGGTGGCCGGGGGATCCGGCGCCGAGTGTGCCCTCCTGAGGGGGATCCGACGGTCGGGGCGAATCGTCGAGAAACATGGAATTCAGGAGGTAACCTACCGTGCCAAGCGTAACCCTCGCAGAATCGGCCAAGCTGTCTCTGGACATGCTAGTGTCTGGCGTCATCGAAAATGTCATCGTCGTCGATCAGATGTTCGAGTTTCTCCCTTTCTCCGAGATCGAGGGCAACTCGCTCGCGTATAACCGAGAGAACGCACTTGGCTCGGCCGGTGTGGCGGGAGTTGGTACCCTCGTCTCGACGGCCGTCAATCCAATCGACAGCTCCACCAACGCCAAGAACCCGGCTACATTCACCCAGGTCAATGTTTCGCTGACCACAATCCTGGCAGACGCCGAGGTGAATGGCCTGATTCAGGCGACCCGGAGCACCATCAATGATCAGAAGGGCGCCCAGGTTGCATCGAAGGCTAAGCATCTCGGGTACATCTTCCAGCACATGTTCATCAACGGTACGGGCGCGGCGAACCAGTTCAACGGCCTCCTGAACCTCGTACCGACCGGTCAGAAGGTGGCCACCGGCGCGAATGGCGGAGCGTTGTCCTTCGAATTCTTGGACCAGCTGCTCGACCTGGTGACGGCTAATAACCAAAGAGTGGACTTCCTCCTCATGCCGAGTCGGACCATCAGGTCCTATAAGGCCCTCCTCCGGACGGCCGGGGGCGGAACCATCGAGGAGTTCATCACGATGCCGAGCGGGGACAAGGTACCATCGTACAGCAGTGTGCCGATCTTCCGGAACGACCGGATCCCCGTGAACCAGGTGAAGGGGACCGGGTCCAATCAGACCACGATCTTCGCCGGGGCCTGGGATAATGGCTCCATGACCGGCGGAATCTCGGGCCTCACTGCCAAAGGGGCGGCTGGAATCCGCGTCGAAGACGTGGGGATCGCCGAGGACAAGGACGAGACTATTACCCGGCTCAAGTGGTACGCGAGCCTGGCCCTCTTTAGCGAGAAGGCCATCTCGAGCGCCGACGGCATCACCAACTAGGTCTATCCGGGTCGGGATCAGCGACGAGCTGGTCCCAGACTTACATAGGAGAAATCGATGGCTTACTTTTTCGTGGAGCTCCCTACTGGATCTCTCAATGCGACCCGGTTCGACGGCGTCGGTACATATCTCGTTGAGGCAGCCAATGCCACCGAGGCGAAAAATATGTGTCGAGCTGAGCATTCCGGTGATTTCGGGTGGGAGGACGCTACGGCTACGCAGATCACGGGCGCTTTCGCGGCTGATCTGCTCGGTTGGGAATACCGCGTACGGGTCAGTCTCGCATCAGGTGGGGAGCCCGATCTGGTCGATGTGAGTGGAAAGGTGGCTGCTGGGCAGATCGGCGTCACCTCCATCACCCTCGGGGCTGGAGGTACTGGCTACACCGTCAACGATGTGCTCACCGTCTCGGGCGGGACGTTCACCGCCTCGGCCCGGCTGAAGGCGACGACCGTAGCGGCTGGCGCCGTGACCGCGGCCGTTGTGATTGATCCAGGGCTCTATACGACCCTGCCGACGAATCCTGCTGCCGTCACCGGCGGGACCGGGACTGGGGCGACCTTTAACCTCACTGGTACATCGAGTCTGAACAACGTCGTGATGTGCGGCGTCCTGACGAAGAAGTTGCAGGATACGGCGCCAATCGCCGGTGCGACCTTCGAGCCGGCGAGCAATCTGCTGACTGTGGCGGCTGCTAGTGACAACCTGGGCGATCGGACGCTGCGGGTGGAGACGTTTCCCCCAGGCGCTAAGGAACTGATGCCGTCGAGCCCGCTGGTGGGTACAATCGTCCACCAGGGCGCGGTTGGCGCGGCCTTGACGGTCGTCCTTCCGCTCCCAACCCCGATCCCAGTTGTCATTCGGAGATTAAAATAATGGGTAGTGTAATCCTGCGGCACATCAAGACTACCCCCGAGGGATGGAGTACGTACTCTGCGAGATGGAGCAACGTCGGGGAGGGTCTGCCACGCAGGCCGCAGCGCATGGCTCCAGAGATGCTCATTCCACAGAGAGAGACCGATAGGCGCTTCATCCCGAGGGGTGTCGATCGGAACACTCCGGGGGGCGGGAGACTGTGAGTGGCATTCCTCATCCAGAACGATTCCGGCTCCGTGAGCGGGGCTAACGCCTACGTCACCGCCGCCGAGTTCAAGGCCTACCATGCGGACCGAGGGGCGGACGTGGCCGGCGAGGCGGATGCCGACGTCCAGATCGCGATCATCAAGGCGACCGACTATATGGACCACCGCTTCCGCTTCCGGGGGGACCGCTCGACCGTCGCCCAGCGGACGGCGTGGCCCAGGACGCTCCCGGAGGATGACGACCAACATGCCAGGAGTGGCATACCACAGGAGGTTAAGGAGGCGTGCATGGACTACGCGCTGATCGCGTTGACCTCCGAGCTGAACCCGATCCCCACGCGGGACGCCGCAGGGGCCGTGGTCCAGTCCAGGAGCGAGCAGGTCGGGCCGGTGTCGGAGTCCACCAGCTACGTCGGTGGCGCCACGTTCTCGGAGCCCCGCTACCCGAAGGCCGACTTCAAACTCCGCGGGCTGATCGAGCAGTCCGGTTACCTCGTGAGAGGATAGGATGGCCCGGTTCGACATCCTGATCGCCACCGCCAAGCGGCTGCTGGCCAGGAACGGGGAGACCTCCACGCTGTCCCGGGCTACCCCCGGGACACCGGCGGATCCGGCGAAGCCGTGGGAGCCCGGGGCGCCGGGCGTGACGAACACGAAAGTATCCGCGGTCTGGCTCAATGAGTCGGTCCTCCGCCGAGCCACGCTTGTCAAGGAGGGCGAGGTGTTCGCCATCCTGGCCGGGAAGGATCTCAAATCCGATCCGGACCCGGCGACGGACGTCCTGATCAGGGCCGACAAGAGCCGGTGGGCGCTGATCGAGGTCAGGCCTCTGAACCCCAATGGGCAGAATCTTATCTTCGAGGTTACGGCGAGGCAGTAGGTATGCCGACGACCTTCGACGCAGCCAGGGATGAGATCCTCGGGGCCTTCAGGACGCGGTGGGAGGCCGACGCGGCGGCGATCGTCGGGTTCGTACCCGACGTGTTTTACGACGGAGTACCGAGGACTAGCGCCCCATCTCCGGATAAGCCATGGGCCGATGTGACGATTCGGCACACGTCGGGTGCCCAAGCGACCCTCGCCCAGGACACGGGCAAGCGGCGCTTCGAGAAGACCGGGATCGTGACCGTGGGCGTGTTCGCCCCCCTCGGGCAGAACCGCGGCCTCGAGGACGGCGAGAAGCTGGCTATGGTGGCTAAGAAGGCCTTCGAGGGTAAGGCGACCGCCGGCGGCGTCTGGTTTCGGAACGTGCGGATCTCGGAGGTGGGACAGGACGGGCCCTGGTTCGCTTTTCAAATTTTGGCCGAGATGCGATATGACGAGTTCGTGTGACGTGGTAGAATTACGGAGGAGTAAATAGATGGTCGCTGTTCTTAAGATCGACAGTAACGTCGTGGGTCTCCGCATCGCGGAGGAGACGAGCCTGAAGGTCCTTCCGGGGACTCCAATCTGGGATCCGTTCGAGCCGAACTCCTTCGCCGACTTCGGCGGGGAGATCACGACAGTCGCCAGAAATCCCATTAACCCGGGGCGTCAGCGCAAGAAGGGCGTGACGACCGACCTCGACGCGAGCGGCGGGTTCAATACGGATCTGACACAGACGAACCTCCAGAAGCACCTCCAGGGGTTCTTCTTCGCGGACCTGCGGATCAAGACCGACCTGGACGTGGCGATCGTGGACACCGGCGATACCGGCGACGACTATGAGCCGGCGTCCGGCGGGACCGGCTTCCGGGTGAACGACCTGCTCTTTGCCTCGGGGTTCGCCGTCTCGCAGAATAACGGCCTGAAGGTAGTGACCGGCACCGTGACCGCGACGAGCGTCCCGGTGATCACGCCCCTAACCCCAGCTACCGGGCAGACCGGCAAGATCACTCGGGTCGGGCATCAGTTCGCCACGGGCGACGCCCGGATCGATACGTCCGGAGCCCTCCCGAAGTTGGTCACGACCACCAAGGATCTGACCCAGCTCGGGGTGATCCCGGGCGAGTACCTCTTCGTCGGCGGGGACGCGACCGCCGAACAGTTCGCCACGGTCGGGAACAATGGCTTCGCTCGGGTGCGCTCAGTCGCCACGAACGCGATCGAATTCGATAAAACGGCCGGCAATATGGCGACCGACCTTGGGACTGGCAAGACCATCCGGGTCTTCCACGGGGCCAGGGTCCTCAAGAATGAGACCGGTACCCTGATCAAGCGGCGCACGTATCAGCTCGAGCGGACCCTCGGGGCGCCGGACGACGCGCTTCCGACCCAGGTCCAGAGTGAGTACGTCGTGGGAGCCGTTACGAATGAGCTGACACTGAACATCCCGGTGGCCGACAAAGTAACGCTGGACCTGACCTACGTCGGGCTGGACGTGGAGCAGAGGACCGGCGCGACTGGCGTGAAGTCCGGCACCAGGCCGGCCCTCATCGAGGCCGACGCGTTCAACACGAGTTCTGACTTCTCCAGGATCAAGCTGGCCCGATTCGGGGCCAGCACGACGAATCGGGAGGCGCTCACGGCGACGGTGGGTGCCGGCGGTACGGGATATACCGTGAACGACATTCTAACGATCGTCGGCGGGACCTTCGCGGTCGCGGCCAAGTTCAAGGTGACGACCGTGAGCGCCGGCGCGGTGACCGCCGTCGTGGTGGACACCCGCGGTAGCTACACGATCACGCCGTCGAACCCGGCGGCCACGACCGGCGGGACCGGCACCGGGGCGACTCTGAACGTGACTTACGCGTTCATCGACACGTGGGCCAATCCGACTCCGCTCTTCGCGTTCGCCAGCGACCTGAGCCTGACCGTGAACAACAATGCGGACCCCCTGAAGGCGGTCGGTGTCCTGGGGGCCTTCGAGGTGGGCGTGGGGACCTTCGAGGTCGGCGGGTCGATGACCGTCTTCCTCGCCGACATCCCGGCGATCCAGGCCGTGAGGGACAACAGCGATGTGACGCTCGACGTGCACCTCGTGAAGTCCAATGCCGGGATCTCGGTCGACGTGCCTCTTCTGACCCTCGGCGACGGGAGGCCGGATGTTGCTCAAGATGAGCCTATCACGCTGCCCCTAACGATCAATGCGTCCACCGGGGCGAAGATCAGCACGAGTCTGGACCATACGCTTTTGATCTGCTTCTATGATTTTCTCCCAAGTGCTGCTGACGTGTAATGCCTCCTGGATCCTATTACCGAGACCAGTTCCTCTCGGACGTCCGGCTCAGCTCCGGCGAGCACTCCGGCGCGGCGGTCACGACCGTCGTCCCGGGGGCCGCGGGTCTCCGGACGTTCATCTTTCACATGCATTTCTCCGGGAACAATATCGCCGTCAGCGCGGCGGACATGGCGATCGACCTAGGGACGATGGGCGCGCACTTCAAGTGTCGGATACCTCTGAGCGGTCATCAGACCATCGAGGTCAACTTCGGGGACTACCCGCTGATCGTCTCGGCGGGGCAGGGCGTCAGCATAGCGACGTTCTCTCCGTGGCTCGGTCAGTGCTCCGGGACGTTCCAGTGGGTGCAGGCGGCGTAAGAACCGATTTCTTTCATAAGGAGGAATCTCTTGAGCCTATATAAACTTTTCAAGACGGATCCCAGGTGCGAAACAGAAGGCGTGACCCTGGACTACGGGGACGGGGTCAAGATTCGGATCGCCAGGGCTGGGGGGAGCAACAAGAACTACATCAAGGCCATGGACAGGCTCGGGCGCAAATACCATCGCGAGCTTGGTCTGGACATTCTCCCTGAGGAAACGGCCACTCGCCTTTACCAGGAGCTATACGCTGACTCGGTGATCCTCGGCTGGGAAGGTGTCTCGGATGAGGCCGGGAATCTCCTGCCCTTCTCCCGTGAGGCCGTACTGAAGGTGTTCGCAGACCTGCCGGACCTCTGGAACGACGTTCGAGCCCAAGCTCAGAGCATCGAGCTCTTCCGGGCCGATCTCACGGAGCGCGAGGCAAAAAACTAGCCGAGGTCCTCCTCCATGAGTTGGAGGTGGGCCGAAGCGAGGCGGCGGTGATCGAGCAGTGCCGGCGCGAGCGGCGCTCGCTACCGCCGAAGATAGCCAATGCTCCGGAGCTCTTCGTCGGTCTGGAGTGGGTATGGGATGCATTTAGAGACCTCAGCACTTGCCGGCCGGCAGGGTTCAGTGGCCCGATGCCAATTCCGTGGACGGCAGCGGCCCAGTACGCCGAGGCCCATGGGATCGAAGGGGAGATGTTTGACAGACTCAACATTTACGTCAAGTACATGGACGCGGCTTTCCTGAAATGGTATGATAGGACCCATGGCCAGAAGATTAAATCTGGCGGAATTTCACAGGCGCATGGAGGTGCGAGCTATAGGCGTCATCGCTGAGTTGGAGAAAACTATGCGGAAGGCGGCTCTTAGAGCTGATCAGGTAGCGGTCCTCGCTACTCCGGTCGATACCGGCAGGGCCCGGGCGAACTGGATTGCATCTACTGGTCAACCGGTATCGGAGGCTCCGGAGGGATCGCAGTCAGGGAGCACGAAAGAGGCTAGAGGAGCCAATGCGGCGGCAAAGGCGTTACAGCAGGCACAGAAGATCGTACAGGAATATACCTTGAGTCAGGGCAGCATCTTCCTTTCAAACAACGTCGAATATATCGTCCCGCTCGATCAGGGCAGTTCCAGACAGGCGCCCGCCGGCATGAGTGCCGCAGCAACTGCAGCGGCGACGGATGTGTTCCGGCGGGCAAGGCTACTCAGGAAATGACAGTAGAGACCTTAGGTGGGCAGCCTCCCGCTCTGCGCGTGCAGCCTCAAGCTCTCGAAGGATACGTGTCTGGATGTACGCCGGTCGCTGGACCCCGAATATCTCGTACTCGATCCGATTGTTCTCTTCGTCGATGGCTCGGATCGCCGCAAAGAAGCCTCGGCAAAAGCCACATCCAGTGAGACAGGTTAAGATTAGACCCAGAAGCAACGTTTTCATGACATCAACTCCCTTCAGGGACAAGATACAATGGTCTGAGGATTATGGCCACTGAACGCATCGTAATAGAGATATCCGAGAGTGGGGCTCGCACTGTGAATCGTAGCCTCGAGGGTATCGGACGAACTGCCAGTGGGACGGGGCGCTCGATCGGCTTGCTTCGCCAGGCTCTGGTTTCCTTGGGCGCTGCCTTCGCGCTCCGGGTTACAGCCCAGTTCGGAGATGCCCTGGCCCGGGTCAGGGCCGTTAGTGGACTCACCGCTGATGCATTCTCCGATCTGAGGGAGGAAATCCTTCGGCTCAGTGCGGCCAGCGGCACAGATCCGGCCGGCGCAGCCCAGGCCCTATTCCAGCTCCAAAGGTCCGGGCTCGGTGCCGCAGCCGCCATGAAAACTCTGAAACAAGCCATGAAACTAGCAGATGTTGGAGGCCAATCCCTGGCCGAGAGCACCGAGGCTGTAGCGCGGGTAACGACCGCCTTCGGCGTAACCGGCAAGCAGGCGGCAAACGTCCTAGGGGCAGCGTCTCTGCGAAGCCAGGAATCGGTCACGGAGCTAACCGCGAGCATCACCAGGTCGGCCAACGCGGCACGGGCGGCCAACGTCGGGCTGGAGGACGTGACGGCCGCGATCATCACTCTGAGTCGATCCGGGGCCGAGGGGCGTATCGCCATAGCTGGCCTTCGCGAGGGCCTTGAGGCGCTTGAGACTCCGACCCAGAAGGAAAGGGCGCTCTTCCAGGAGCTCGGACTGAATCTCGATCGGCTTCGCCCATCGGTGACAGGGATTACCGGTTCCCTCCAGGAGCTGGCGCGGGCCGGCGTGAGTTTTGAGGTCCTCGGGGTACGTGGTGGTGCCGCCCTGGATGTTCTCGCCGCCAGGACGGGCGACGTGCGGGATCTCGTCGAGGAGATGGGCCGTGCCGGGAAGATCACGGACGACTTCGCTAAGGCGATCGACGAGTCGCTGGGCAAAGCGTTCAAGGAGCTATTGGCCTCGGTAAAGGCCCTGATCCTTTCCTTCGGCGGCGAAGGCGGCGAGGCGGGCCTTGCCGCCGCCGTGCGGGTGGTGGCGGAGGAGATTCAAGGTCTTGCGGTAATTACTGGCCAAGCCAGCCAAGGTCTCCAGCGATTCTTCGAGTTCTTCACCGTCGCCCAGGAGGACAAAGTCGAGAGAGCCCGGCTCAGGACCGCCGGATTGAGGGTGGAGATCGAAAAACTCATGAGGACGACGCGCGCGGGGGCGGAAGCGCGCGGCATCATCGAAATCGGCCCCCCCTCGCCAGTATCTACCACCCTGGACGAGGCATTTCCCCAGCGCGCTCGTGCGCCCACCCGCGAGGAGCGGCTCCGGACGGGGGAGGCCGGGGCACTGCGCGCCGAGGAAGAGGCGATCAGGAGGCGGAGCGCGATCCGGGACCAGGCGATAAGCCAGGCACGAGAGATCGCCGACCAGCAGGATAGGCTCCGCATCTCGGAGGAGGCTTTGATAGAGGCAGTGAACCTTGGGACCGTCTCCCGGCAGCAGGCAAACCGGGCCCTAGCGGAACTGAGGCTCCAGATGCCTGAGGCCATTTCCGGGCTTCAGGGCATGCAGGCAGCGCTCTTCGCCGTGGACACCTCCGCCGGGGCGCTCGGTGCATCGATCGGACAGTCGCTGGTCGGGGCGATTGATACGGCGAGTGGGGCGCTGGCTGAGTTCGCGATCAGTGGCGCTAGGAACACGGAGGATCTCCGGGAGGCATTTGCCAAGCTATTGGAGGATTTGGGAAAGCAAATCTTGCAGTTAATTATAAAAACATTGATTCTCAAGGCGATCCAGATAGCTATAGGTGATGTAGCGGGGGGAGGTGGGGGTGCAGCGGCGCCAATACTTACTGGGAGCAGCCTTGGAACCGGGTTCCAGGCCGGCGGGCCAGTGAGGCGCGGTCAGATCGGTCTAGTTGGCGAACGGGGTCCAGAGTTAGTACAATTCGGAGGAGCCGGACACGTGGTGCCGGCCGGAGAAACCGCTGAGATGCTGGAACCTCAGGTAAATATTCGGGTTATAAACGTAACAGATCCAAACGAGATCACGAGCACGATGAACAGTCCGACTGGCGAGCAGGTGATCCTGAATGTCCTAAGTCGGAATGCACGAGCGATGCGGAGAATCCTGGGATAATGAAAGCCCCAACCCACGCCCTACCGCGCTTCGCCTGCCGAGCCGTGCCGGGCCGTGCCCAGCCGTGCCCAGCCACACCTGCCAAGCCGCGCCGTGCCTTACCAAGCCGCGCCCAGCCTTACCATGCCGAGCCATGCCGATCCACGCCTGCCATGCCTTGCCGGACCACGCCAAGCCGCGCAATGCCTTGCCAAACCGTGCCATGCCTCGCCTGCCATGCCTTGCCGGATCGTGCCGTGCCCTGCCGTGCCGCGCCCTGCCGAGCCGAGCCCTGCCTGCCATGCCTTACCGAGCCAAGCCAAGCCAAGCCACATGCCGAGCCGAGCCGCGCCACGCATACAATGTTCTGCCAGTGCAGTACATGATACGATGTTTACGACAGAGGATGCAAGCTAATGCCCATTGACACCGGAACTGCGACATCGTACATAGACCTCCTCAACCAGCTCCGCCTGTTCTCGACTGGCACTTCCGCCGCTACCGCCGTCGTCTCCGCCGGCGGCACAGGCTACACTGTGGGCGATGTTTTGACCCTGACCGGCGGGACCTTCTCGAAGGCCGCACAACTCCGGGTCACAACGGTCGCCGCCGGAGTGGTTACTGGCGTCGTAATCCATAGGCATGGCGTGGCTTACACCGTGAACCCGTCGAACCCAGTCTCCTCCACCGGCGGCACCGGGACCGGCGCCACGTTCACGGTGACATTCGCCTCGGTTGGCTGGAGCACCAAGCGCGAATCGAAGGAGGCCGTTTCTGCCACTGTAAGTGCCGGTGGAACCGGACACGCCGTAAATGATATCCTGACGCTCGTCGGTGGAACCGCCCCGGTTCTGGCTGCGCAATTTAAAGTAACAGCCATAAGCGCCGGCGCCGTAACGACGGTCGTCCGGTGGTCCCGGGGCAATTACCCTGAGACCCCGGCCAATCCAGCTTCCACCACTTCCTCGGGCGCTGGCACTGGATGCACTCTGACGGTCATCTATCAGGTAGTGCTCCTCGATTCGGATCAAGAGATAAGTGCCGCAGCCATTGTCTCGGGTGGAACCGGTTATACTGTAGCCGACATTCTCACTGTTACTGGTGGAACATTTACGACCGCCGCCCAGCTCAGGGTCCTCACGATTTCCGCCGGAGTGATTACGACAGTGGCGGTCCACACAAAGGGCGAGTACTCGATCAATCCGACGAACCCGGTAAGCGTAACGGGCGGCACCGGCACTGGGGCGACGTTCAATCTGACTTTCGTCGGTGTCCATCCGGATAACAATAAAGAGCTGATCCTCGAGGGAGTCGGTTCTGGAGCCGATCAGGTGTTCGTCGGCATGCGGACCGAGCAGCACGACCCGAGCGGGTCGCGCTACTGGAACCTGGCGGGCTTCACGGGCTACCAGGCCGCATCGACCTTCGATACGCAGCCGAGCCGATCGACCGTCGGGGCGCTCTTCACGAACAGCCTCGCCTCCCAGACCTACTGGTTCTTCGCGAATGGGCGCCGAATCATAGTCATAGCCAGGATCGGCTCCTCCTACCTGAGCTGTCACCTCGGATGGATTAACCCGTTCGCAACAGCGATTCAATATCCGTACCCCATGGCGATCATCGGGTGCTCCTCGACATCGATCCGCCTCCCCTCCGAAACCGGGATCAGCCTAAGCGGGATCGTGGATCCAATCGGGCATACTAGCAGTGCCGTAGGCCCGGCCTTCATCCGGGATCCTGGGGGGAGCTGGAAGATAATCAAGAACAGCGAAGAGATTGGCGGAGGGGCCAGGAACTACACGAGTGATCTCAATCTCTTTCCCGCTGGATCCGTGGACAATGGCGGAGCGGGGTTCAACCCCCAGGACTTTTCAGGCGGGGCATACACGACCCGGACCTTCGTGCCAGTAACCGGCAGCCCGGGGACGGTGACGATCAGGCACGCGCAGATACCGGATTCGCCGAACCACAGGTCGATTCTTTTCCCGACTATGATCGTTGAGCGGACGCCCGTGCAGCAGGCGTATGGGGAACTGGCCGACGTCTATTGGGTCAGCACGCTCGGGAACGTCACGAATCTTGTAGCGGAGGATCTGATTGTGAGTGGGACCGATAGGTATATCGTCTTCCAGCAGGCGAACAGATCCGATCTGCATGCGCACTTCGCGGTGAAGGAGGGATAGCCTCAAGGTGATCCGATGGCATACGAGACAGGAGTAGCATCTAGTCAGGAAGACTTTCTAACGAAGCTCTCAACGTTCGCCCAGGCTAATGGGTGGACGCAGGACGAACTGGACGTGCCGAACAAGGAGCTGGCGATCCGCAGAAACAACGTCTTCATCTCCTTCCGCTGGGACGCGGTGGCCACCACCGGCGGGATCGCGATCTTCCAGGCGCTGGGCTTTACCATGGGGAACACGCCGGGGAACCATCCGAATGACTCGGGCTCAGGCCTGATCAGTGGCACTCCCATCAGCTCCCAGCGGCGGCTCGATCGGATTGGGAATGGGCCATTCACGGCCTATCACTTTTTCGCCGGTAGCGTCTTCTTGCACGTAGCGTTAGAATATGCGCCCGGATTGTACAGGCACTGCTCCTTCGGGGAGCTGGTGAAGAACGGGACATGGACCGGCGGGGAATACTGCGCTGGGCACACGTGGGCCGGTGACCCGGACTCGCCGGCGAACCCGTCCCACTGCGTGCTGGTTGATTGGCGGAGCCAGTTATCTAATCTCGAAGGTGCCACGGTCCACGTCGAGGGGATGCCGGGCGAAGGCGGGACGAGCAAGTGGGGCGTGGTCATCGACAGCACGACCGTCGGGAACGACCGCGCCGGCATCGCCCGCGTGACGTGTCTCGGCGGGCTGAGGGACGGGTTCCTGTTCAATGCGCTGCATTTTATTCGATCGAATCCTGGCAACGGCTTCGTCTCTATGGCTCCGCTCCAGGTCTATTATCGACGTCTCCTCTCTCCCGAGCAGTGGTTCAAATTGGGCACGATCCCAGGTATGCGTGGGATCAACATACATTTCATCAACCCAGCAGAAGCGTTTACGATTGGAGCAGATACTTGGCGCTGCTTCCCATACGTACGAAAACAGTTCCTGCAACTAAATACCGATGAATCTGGCAATTGGGGAATAGCCTACCGTCAGGCGTAAATCATGGCGGAATTTGATGGCGTCCTAGGCAAAGGGATGACTGATCAGGCCGGCTCCGCCGGTGCCCGTCTGATTGAGTTCCCGCAGCCCAACCCTCCGCCGCAGTGGCAGGCCGAGACGCTCAATTTCGACAAGATGCAGGCCCTCGCCGAGGATTATCAGGACGGTCCGTTTCAGCACATCCAGGCGGTCGCCCTGGTATCGACCCGCGCGGGGCTGGTCACCCTCGGGGCCGGGGACGAGACGTGGTTCGAGAACGTCTTCGCCTTCCCCCGGCGGATCGATGCCGGGCTGGTCCTCGTGACGCAGGTTTTCCAGCTCGACCTGTACAACGCCTACCGACTGGTCCCGAGGGTCTTCACCTCCTTTGTGAATAACGTCGGGGGTGGGATCGTGATCACGAACCTACCGGCGCTGCCGTTCACCCTCCAGGAACAACGGAGTCTTGCGCTTACCTTGAACGTGCTCGCGGACGGCCCGCCGAGGATCGCCGGGACGCTCGATTTCGCCTTCGACGACGGGACGGTAATGATCGTCCTGACCGGGGATCGGGCGATCCTCCTCATCGTGGAACCCGTGGTACCGGTCGTGGAAATCTTGGAGTTCCTGACTGACGTGGTCCTGAAGCGCGACGGCAAGGAACAGCGGATCTCCCTCCGGGCCAACCCCCGGCAATCCTTCGATCTGGTCTACGAGATCGAGGGCTTCGACCGCGGGTTCCTCGAGACGCGGCTCTTCGGCGGCCAGGACCGGAGCTTTGGGATCCCGGTCTGGCACGAGCCGTCGCTCCTGACCATCGCGATCCAGATCGGCAACACGGTGGCGACGGTAGACTCCACCGCGTTCGCCGACTTCCGGGTCGACGACCTGGCCATCGCTTTCGTGGACACCGATAACTTCGAGGTGCTGGATGTGCAGAGCCTCACGGCCACGACCATCACCTTCACGAGCGCCTTCACGAGGGCTTTTCCCGTAGGAACCCGGGTTATGCCGATCCGGAACGTTCGCCTCTCTCCGACGACCCGGGGCGAGAAGTTCCCGAGGAAGCTCCAGAGGACGCGCCTCTTGGCTGAGGTGCTCGATAACCCGGTGGGTCTCGCGAGCACGGCCGCCTTTCCGAGCTTCTCCGGGAAGGTGCTGCTGGACGATGGCAATCGGATCGAGAGTTCCCTCGGTGAAAGCTTCGAGCGTCGGATCCAGGAGGTGGATTCCGAGACAGGCCTCTTTGAGACGACGAGTTATGAGACGGCCAGCCGGCGCGGGTCTATCAAGACATTCTTTACCCGCACTAGGCAGCGGCTGTGGGAGGTGAGGCAGCTCCTCCACGCTCTGCGGGGGCGAGCCGTCTCGTTCTATCTCCCGACCTTCTTCGACGAGTTCGTCCTCACTCAGCCAATTACCTCCGGGTCCGCGACCCTGGTCTTCCGGAATGTTGGGTTCGCGGATTTCGTCGGGGTAAAGCTGCCCAGGAACGCGCTCCGGGTGGTCTTAAGGGATGGCACGAAAATTGCAAGGACTATTCTGACCGCGACGGAGATCGACTCCCTGACGGAACAGGTGACGGTGGACGCCGCCTGGGGGGTTAACGCCGCGATCGCGGATGTTGACTACGTGGACTTCGTAGAGAAGGTCAGGATCGACTCGGACGAGGTGCGGATCACGCACCTGAACTCGCCGGGGCAGGCGACGATCGAGCTGCCGATCAAGGCGGTGCTGATGTGACATTCGCCGCCTTCGAGATCGCCGCTGAGACCGGGCAGCCCGTCGAGCTCTACGAGTTCGCAATCGGCGGCATCACGCACCGCTTCACCTCCAATCAAGTCAGCGTCACAGTGGGCTCCCTACTATATACTGCGATCCCGATCCAGCGCAGTCGGCTCGAGCGAGGGAGCGAGGAGAAACTTTCCGTGCGGCTCCCGTCGAGCATCTCATTCACCAAGGACTTCATACTCAACTCGCCCGGAAAGCGAGTCGTGTTGATCCTCAAGCGGTACCACCGGAATGATCCGGACATACAGGTTGTTGTCTTTTTCAAGGGCGTAGTCCAGAGCGTGAGTTACGTTAACGAAGGGCGGGAGGTAGAGATGCTCGCCCTGCCGGCACAGACCGCGCATTCCAGGCCGATACCGCGCTTCGGGTACGCCGCGCAGTGTCAACATCTTCTTTTTGACCCTAGATGCAAGATCCTCGAGACGGACCCCGCATTTCAGAAATCTTTGCTAGTCACAGCCGTCTCGGGGAACACCATCACGGCCCAGAATGCCGGGTCCTTTGGGGCGGACTTCTTCGAGGCCGGATTCGTGACGAGCGGCGGGGAGCATAGGATGATTACCGCCCAGGCCGGCGACGTGCTGACACTGCTCGTCCCCTTCTTCGCCTCCCCGATTAGTCAAACAGTTCTGGTACACGCCGGTTGTAAACTCAGGATCGTGATAGACTGCTTGAACAAATTCAATAACGTAATCAATTACGGTGGATTCCCCCACGTGCCGACTAAAAATCCATTTGAAGGACTGGATTAAACAATGATACTCGCCGAAGTCGGTCTCGTCGCGGTAATAGTCATCGGCCTCATCCTGTCCGCTGTCACTGTCGCCCTGAGCGAGCTCCTGCGCCCAAAGCCGAAGTTCGAAAACGCCCGACCGGCCGGGATCGGGGAATTCAAGTTCCCGACGGCGATAGAGGGTCGGCCCGTGCCGATTGTCTTCGGAACCGTAAAGTACAAAGGGCCGAACGTCGTCTGGTATGGCGACCTGCGCCAGACGGCCATAAGGACCAAGATCAAAACTGGGCTCTGGTCCTCGCGGAAGATCACGACCGGCTTCCAGTACCGGGTCGGATTCCAGCTCGGCCTGTGTCGAGGTCCGATCGCCGCCCTGACCAAGGTCTGGGTCGGAGATGTGGAGGTCTTCTCGGGCTCCGTCACCGTTGAGGCAGCCGGAATCGTAATCAATAATTCCCTCCTCTTCGGCGGCGATGATCTCGGGACCGGGGGCGTGGACGGAACGCTCCGGCTCCACCTGGGAAGCGAGACGCAGGCGGCGGATGTCTATCTAGGGACCGTCCAGTCGCCCATACCGAGCTACCGCGGGACATGCTATGTCGTCTGGGAGGGTGGGTACATAGGCAACTCGACTCAGATCAAGCCGTGGGCCTTCGAGATCCAGCGGTTCCCGAACTCCCTCGGGCTGCCGAGCGGACAACACATCGTCGCGATCTTCGAGGCAAACCCCGCCGCGGTGATCTACGAGTTTCTGACGGATGGCGATTGGGGCCTTGGACTCCCGACCTCTGATGTGGATTCGACGAGCTTCCTCGCGGCGGGCGCCACGCTATTCACGGAGGGCAACGGATTCTCGTTTGTCCTCGATCAGGTGCGGGACGCGAGCGAGTTCCTGCGGGAAGTCGAGCGACAGATCGACGGGATAGTGTTCCTGGATCCAGGGACTGGGAAACTAAAGCTCAAATTGACGCGGGCCGACTATGACATCAACACAGTACCGCAAATCGACGCGACGAACGTCAAGGAGGTCAAGGATTTCATGCGCGGGACCTGGGACGAGACCACGAATCAGATCCGAATCCAGTTCACGGATCGTGACAAAAAATACTCCGAGAGCTTCGCCCAGGCGCACGATCTCGCGAACCAGCGGGTGCAGGGCGGGGAAATCGTGGCCGTCACCGAGAACTTTCCAGGGGTAAAGAGCCGGGCATTAGCGAATAATATAGCCTCCCGTTCTCTCCGCCAGCTCAGCGCGCCGCTGGCGAAGGCGAACATCGTGATCGATCGAACCGGTTGGAACCTCAACCTCGGGGACGCGGTGGCGTGGACCGATGCGACCCTTGGGTTTACGAAGCTTGCCATGCGGATCATCCGAGTGGACATTGGGAGCGAGATCGAAGGGAGCATAGAGCTGGGCATGATTCAAGACGTGTTCTCGTTCGCGAGCCCATTCTTCGGGCAGCCCGACAATACGCTCTGGACGCTACCGAGCCAAAATGTGGATCCCTTCCCGACGGCCAATCAGCGAGCGATCGAGGCCCCCAAGGCGCTGACGGACCGCGACGAGGCGTTACCGGGCGTGGCGGACCGGATCTTCGCGACCGGCCGACTCGTCACCGGGAACGAGATAACGCATCGGATCTGGCAGCGAAACGCAGTCGGTGCGCCGAGCGGATCATTCATCCTCTCGGGCGAGGTCTACGGATTCTGCCTGATGGGTGAGCTGCGGACGGCGCTCACCGCCGGGACCGGTAATCCAATGACCGTGCAAATGAATGGGACGCCCGACACCTTGGCCGCCCTCCAGGCGGCATTCACAGTTTCGCCGTCAGCCGGTGATATCGGGCAGAACCTGGTGAACCTGATCCTGGTGGACGACGAGTTCATGGCGATCACGACGGTGGTGAACCAAACGACCCACCTTGACCTCCAGAATACCTACCGAGGGATGCTGGACACCGCGCCGGCGGCCCACGCGGTAAATGCGAAGATATTCCTGGTATTCGTCGGATCGGGCCTCTCTGACGTCACGATCCCGCCCACGAACAACGTCGACGTAAAGCTGCGACCCAGGAGCAGGACCGACGAGGTGACCGAGGCGGAAGCCGTCACGATCAGTTTCACGATGGCCAACCGGGCGCGCCGGCCCTACCCGCCGACCCAGCTCAAGCTGAACACGGTCCTCTATCCGACGAGCGTAGATTTTGATACCCTCAAAAGTGGAGGGACAACTCTCGACGATCGCGGGATCGATTCGGCCTATACGCGGCGGGACTTCCGGCGGCTGGACGAGGTCCAGCAGATCCTGACGGACGCCGGCACGCTCGATCCGACCTTCCCGGCTGCGAACAACACCAAGTACAAGGCGAAGCTGATCAAGGATCCGGCGGGAACTCCTGTGACGCTCTTCGAGACGGTATTCAATACCGGGCAGGCGACGATCTTCCTCTCGAGGACCCGGATCCTCCGGAATAACGCCGGGGTGAAGCCGACGAGCCTCCGAGTGGAGATCACGGCCCGGCACGACCTTGAGGGCGTCACCTCCGACGCTATTCAACTCCTGCGGTTCGACTTCTCGGTGGGCGCATCCACGTTGGACAATGATACCAATATGGGAGTAATTGCCCAGAACGTGACCAGCTCCCCCTTCACGGCGCCCACCGCCGGTACGTACACATTCACGATCGGGACCGTACTGCCAGTCTCCGGGACCGTGGAGGCTAACATCAACGGCGGGGTCTTCACCACCGTGATTGCGGCCGGCCTCACGACCGGGACCCTGGCCGGAGTCGCGGTCTCGGACCTGATCCGCACTAGGCACACGTCGAGCGGCTCCGGGATCGAGACTTTTCTTGAGGTCGACTCCCCGGGTGGAAGCACGGTGGATGGGTACGCGATACTCGTGTGATATAATCGACGTTGCTCCCCATGATGCCCGAGGACGTACGAGACATAGTCCGAGAGACCGTCCGAGAGACCCTAGAGAGCCTCGGATTCGACCTGCGGAACCCAACGGAGACCCAGGCGGACATGCAGGCTCTGCGCGAGTGGCGTTTGATAGTAAGGAGGGCTCGGGGGCACGTAGTGATCACGCTCCTGGGGATCTTGGTGACCGGCGCGTGCGCTGCGTTGTGGCTGGGTCTAAAGACCTGGATGAGACGAGAATAGTGGCCTCCCTCAGAGACGTGATCCGATTCTGTCAGGACGGCGAGCTCCTATGGGTCCTTGAGAAGACCGTCATCGACCTCGGCTTTGAGAACGATCCAGAGGTCCGGGGCGCGCGCCGCAGTCGTGCCTTCGTCGGGATTCCTGCCGCCGTCTTCAAAAGATTATTCGACGAGAAAGGAAAAAACATTGCCTTTGCACAAGCTTCCACCAGAGAAGATCGAGAAGCTGATCGCCCTCCGCAAACAGGGCCTATCCCTCAGGAAGATAGCTACCCGACTCGGGATCCACTACACGACGTGCCTGAACTACCTGAAGGATGATTACAGCCCCCACGAGGGGCGCGGTCAGGCACCCCCGGAGCCGACCGAGAAGATCGTAGATAGGCGAGAAATCGATGGCTCGATCGAGATGACGAGCCACGACCGGCTTCTAAGCGCAGAGGAGCTGATGAGGATCTGCCGGGCGGATCCAAAAGTATGGATTCCCGAGTATCACAAGCCGAACGTCTGGCAAGGATTTTATAAGCTGAAGAATTGGCTTCCCCACGAGAAGATCAAGAAGATCATCGCGATGGCGGAGGCGGGGAGGTCGATCCAGCAGATCCAGGAGGAGATCCAGTCTCCGCAATATGGCCACTGCAAGGTCAACCTCTTCCAATCCAGATTGATCCTACGCCGAGCCGTGCCGGAGCCGCTGGAGAAGGCGATCCTCGAGTTCGTCAGGAAGAATGTTCGACCGATCGCGGCGCCTAAGAAAACTAAGAAACGCACCGGCGAGTTCATGGTATGCGCCGGACTGTGGGATGCCCATTTAGGCATGTACGCTTGGCACTCCGAGACCGGAAACGACTTCGATGTGAAGATCGCGCGGAGGAGAATAATCAATTCCGTGGACGGCCTGATCGAAGAACTGAAACCATACCGCATCGAACGTCTGATCATGCCGATCGGGAACGACCTGATGCACTTCGATTCCGTCAGGCAGAAGACGGCGTTCGGAGATCACCTCCTGGATACCGACAGCCGCTTCGCCAAGGTCTACGTAACGGCCCTCGAATGCCTCTCGTATCTAGTCGATCGCTCCCTCGAGATGTGCGACGACGTGGATCTTCTCTACTGTCCGGGCAATCACGATACGACATCGAGCTTTACTCTCTGCGCCGCACTAGCCCA